GGTGATGGTCACGAGCGGCAAAGAGCCCAACTGTATGCTGATGCACCCGGCGCAGCGCGCCAAGTACATCGGTCTGCTCAACGGCAACATCTGGTCCTACTCCGACAAGGCCCAGACCGGTGACGGCGGCTTCCTGGGGCTCAGCTACGGCGGTGTCCCCATCAAGACATCTCGACACGTCGACAACGGCATCGTCGTCTTCATGGAGACGAGCTGCTGGAAGCTGGCGGTCCTCGAGGATGGCAAGTTCGCCAACCTCGATGGCAACGTCCTGAGCCGTGTCGCCGGCAAGGACAACTGGGAGGGCTTCTACAAGTGGTACTACAACCACTACTGCCACCGTCCCAACGCCAACGCGGTCCTCACCGGCCTCACGTTGATCTAGCGTGCTCTTCCTCCACGACGCCCTGCTGGTGCTCCTCCTAGCTGGTGGGGTTGTCGTGGAGGTCTCCCTGGTCAGGTTTCTGGTCTGCCTGACCCGCGCGAAGGAGGAGGAATCCCTCCTCCTCGCGCACCCCGACCAAACCCCGTCAGAAATCATCGAGGCCATTCATGTTAGGGTACGGGATAGGTGAGTTAGTAGACATAGGCGTCTCGCTGGGTGCGCCGATAGCCGGTGCCGCCATTGAGCGAGAGGCCTCACGGCCGCGCGGCGCAAAAGGGGCGTACCTGGCCACCCCAGCGTCCCAGGCCGGAGCAGCCCGCAGCGATGCAGCTGCCGGCCTTTCCTCCAGCCGGCCTCCAACGCTTTACCCTCCCTCTGGGCAGGACCGGTCTGCCATGGAAGGCATCCTCAGCTTTCTGGACCTCACGGCCGATGCGGCCATGAAGTTCGGGGAGGCGGCCCAAGAGTCCGGCGAGGAGCGCCTGAAGGAGCGCGCCGCCGCTCACGAGGCGGCCATCTTCGCCCCGGAGAAGACCAACGAGCAGGGCCAGCGCTTCACCACCAAGGTCATGCCAGACGGCACCACCATCAGGCGCACCCTGGAGGACTACGAGTCCGTCGATAAAATGGGCAACATCGAGTACGGCTTCGGCGGCGGGGGTTCTGGCGCACCCCCTGAGGGCGTGTTCGACGTGTTTGCCGGTGGCGGGTCTCCGTCACCCGCCGGGGGGTCATGGTTTGAAGGTATGGACTTCGACATCGGTGAGTTCGATCTCGCCAACATTCAGAGCCTGTAATGCCTGAGTATCCCGAAAACATTGGCAGCGACATCCGCGCCTCTCGGAACGACAAGACGGCCTACAGTCAGATATGGGACCTCTGCACCATGTTCCTCGAAGGGCGGCAGTGGCTCGAGTATGACCGCGACAAGCGGAACTACGTCATTAACCGCCGAGCTCGCAAGGACGGAAGCCAGCGGCAGACCGTCAACTTGCTGCTCAACATCTACCGGAACATCCTGTCCAGGCTCACGCTCAGCTACCCGTCCATTGCGGTCATGCCCGCGTCGCCGTCCAACGATGACATCATCAAGGCCCAGTCGAGCGAAGTGGCGCTCAGGTACTACTGGACCCGCGAGGACATGCAGAACAAGCTCCACGACGCGCTCAAGTGGATGCTCGTTACCGGCACGGCCGGGCTGCACTCCTACTATGACTCCGATGACGACATCATCCATACCGCCGTCCTGAGCCCCTATGACATGTTCTTCGAGGAGAATGTTGTAGACCCCCTGGACTCCAGGTGGGTCGCCATCCGCACCTACCACGTCGAAGACGATGTCAAAGAGGCCTACCCCGCACACGCTGAAGAGATCAGCGCATACCAAAAGGCCAGCGACGACTACTCGCTGGACTACGAGCTACACACCGTCCCCGATGACCGGGTCGAGCTCATCGAGGTCTACTGGCGGGATGGCCGGCACGCCATCCTGAGTGGCGACCTCTACCTCTACAAGGGCACCTGGAAGACCAAGACCTTCCCCATCCAAGTCATGCGCTACACCGAGATCCCCGGCCGACTCTGGGGTATCGGGCTCATGCAGCCGCTCCTGGACCTCCAGCGCCTCTACAATGAGCAGCGCACGCAGGTCACCCATAACGTCAAGCTCATGGGCAACCCAAAGTGGGCCATCCCCAAGACCGCAGGCGTAAACACCTCGGCCATGAGCAACCGGCCCGGCGAGAAGATCTATTACAACCCCGCAGGCGGACCACCCACGCAGATTCAGCCCGTCCCCCTGCCGGGCTATGTCCTCGACAGCATCACCCGCACCCAGGCAGAGATGCACGACGTGGCGGGTATCCACTCCGTCAGCCTCGGTAAGCGCGCCGTCGGCGTCGCGTCCGGGCGGGGCATGGAGGTCCTGAGCCAGCGCGACACCTCCCAGCTCCAAGAGACCCAGACCAACGTCGAGCGCGCTATCCGTCAGCTCGCCAGGGCCGTCCTCGAACTCATTAAAGCCCACTATACCGAGCCAAAGATGGCCAGGATGCTCGACCAGACAGGCAAGGTCGTCTACCAGGCCATCGGCTCCGCAGGCATCGTCGAGGACCCCGAGGTCTTTGTGGAGGCCGGTAGCGCCTTCCGAGACGACTCTCGAGACCGCGACCAGCACGTCCTGGACCTCTTCCAGGCCGGGCTTCTCGACCCCGAAACCGCGATGCGCGAGCTAAGCTTCCGCACCGGTAACGCCTTCATCACCGAGAAGGTCCAGGCCCTGGCCCACGGCAAGAAGCTCCTCGAGGCCGCCAAGCGCGGCTACGAGGTCGAGTTCTTCCGGTCTGACGACCTCTCGGCCATGCTCAAGGTCTTCAGCGACTTCGTCCATACCGATGAGTTCTACGGGCTCAGCGAAGAGCGTCAGCTCTACATCCGCGATGTGGTCGTGGCGCTGGCCAACCCTGATGTGCCGGATGAGCAGTTCCAGCAGGCCTCGGCCATGCAGAAGGTCTTCCCCCGCCAACCTGGCGGCAAGAGCGACCAGGGCGCACAGATGGGTAACATCGTCGCGGCAGGCTCGCCAGAGACCCAGGGCCAGATGGCCCAGGAATCCCTCGGCCGAGCTCAGCAGGTTGGGGCCATGGAGAGCGCCCAGTCGTCACTCGCCAAGGGCACCGAGGCGCTCATTAGCCCGGTCTTCGGAGGTATCGGATGACGCCCACCGAGGTCGTTAACAAGTTCCGCCAGTACATCGATGAGCCCGACCAGACGTTCGTCAGCGACGCCGATGTCGAGACCTACCTGGACGACGGCTACCGCGAGTTCCGAAACCTCGTCTGCGACATCAACCCGATGGTCTATAACGTCAGCGAGTCCGTCACCCTGAGTGACGCTGATGAGCATGACATGGTCACCGGCACCCCGTCGTTCCTCGGCGAGTCCCCTACCGCCACGGCGGGCAGGTTGGTGCGCATTAACGAGTTTAACCGCGTGGGTGACTCCGGGGTCATCGAGCGCTTCGATGGGGTGACCAACGTCACCGCGCTCGACGTGACGGCCTCGAGTTACTACCTCCAGGGCACCAAGCTCAAGTTCGACCGCAAGCTCACCGGCACGTTCTCGATGGAGTACGTGGCCGAGGCGGATATCAACTGGACGGTGGCCCCGGTGGACACGTTCATCGACGACTTGACGGCGTTCCACGACCTCATCGCGCTCATGGCCTACCGGCAGTATGCCATCACCGATGGTGCGGATAACCAGCCGCTCATCCGCCAGACCATGAACCGCCTCCAGCAGTTCCACGAGTACCTCCAGGCGAGGACTCACTCCACGGGCGACTACGTCCAATACGTCTCTTGGTATGACTACTAATGGCCAACCGAGGCGAAGAGGTCCAGCTCCTTGGGCCGGGCATCCAGGCTAACGCCCCCAGCAGGGGTGCGTTTGCCCACAACATGCTCTACCACAACAACTGCTGGCAGGTCCGTCGGGGCTTCGGCCAGGTCACGCAGTTCGACGCCCAGATGGCAGCGCCCAGCCCGGGCGCGGCTACCGTTTGGGGGATGAGGAAGCACCTGGGGAGTGGTCTGATCAAGACCAACTTCGGGAACTTGCAGATGCTCTCGGTCTTCATCGCGGACGTGAACACCTCGGCCGTCGGCGGCCTGACCACCTCCTCGGTCCATCTGCCCATCTATATCGTGAGCATCTACGACCTCAGCACCAACGAGCGCTTCGAGGTCCCGCTCTACCCCCATACCAGCCAGGCTGCGGTCTCTCAGAGCTACAAGGACACGGCCCCAACCTCCGTAGGCGCCGGCCTCCGCACCGTCGTCGATGTCGCCACCCCGGTCGATGACCTCACGCCCCAGTACCAGACCAACGCCAACGACGATGTTTCGGCCTGGATAAAGGCCGATGACGAGTTCTTCTTCTTCGAAGAGTTCAACGATATCCTATACTTCGGCAACGCCACGGCCGGCACCTGGGCCTACATCCCCGCGTCGTTCAACAGCATCCGCCCCACCACCATCGACCGGGTCAACCAGTCCGAGTACGCCCAGGCGTACGGCGAGTCGTCCATGATAACCCCGGTGGTGCTCTCCCCGGGGGTGAACACCGAGGCGTTTGACTACCTGCGCACAGCGGACATGCCCAACGCGGTGGACGTGGCGGTGGTCCAGAACCGGATGGTCTACGCCTCTGGGCGCACGGTGTTCTGGACTGACCCGGGGTTCCCCAACGCCATCACAGCCAACAACTTCTTCGCCGTCCCGAGCGAGGAGCAGATCACAGCCGTCGCTGAGCTGAACTCCAACCTCATCATCTTCACGCCCAACGAAACCTGGATGTACCAGCCGTCTATCGGCGCCGTTGTCAGCCAGGGTCGCCTGACCAAGACAAGCGACACGATTGGATGCATCGGGCCCAACGCGGTCTGCAAGGTGGAGGGCTCGCTGGCCTGGATTGACTCGTCAGGCGCGTACACGACGAGCTCCGGTCTCGAGCTCAGCGCCATGAGCGACGACATCCTGCCGTTCTTCGAGCGCCAGGGTATCAATAACCCCATGACCAGCTACTTCGTGGCCACCGGACACACAGCCCTGACCGGCGAGCAGCCGCTGACGACGATGAGGCTCGACCC